AATGTCGAACTTATCCCGCCGGCGGGATTTGAAACTGCATCAGAACAATGTAGTTTGGACTGCGCGCTCGAGCTCGGACGATGGCTGCGCCGGCGCCGCGGGCTCCTCGTCGTCCCACTCGAACGGCGGACGGCCAGGCTGCTCGGCGACGATCGCGCGGTCGATGGCCTTCTCCTGCCGCATGCGCGCCGTCCGCAGCGCCAGGCGCCAGCCGTCCGCTGCCAGCTTGAAGGTGTGCGCGCCGGGGCCGTTGAGCTTCTTCTGGTAGCGTCGACGCTGCGCCTCCGCGGTCTGCAGCCGCTCCTCAAAGTAGGCGATGAACGGCGCGTAGAACTCGGCCGACTCGCCAGGCGGGAAGTGCGAGTCCTGCTTCCGGTTCTTCAGCTCGTAGTAGGGGTGTGGCGGCTGCCGGATGTCAGGGTAGAAGCTGGCGACCTGCGCGGCGCTCGGTGTGGTCACGATTGCACCTTCGGATTCAGCGCGCCCATGTAGGGCTCTCGGAGAACCGGAACGCCGGCGAGCCAGCCGCAGCGCGAACACGTCGGCAGCGGATTCATCGGATGGTTGCCGCACTTCGGACAGAAGCCGTAGCGCCGGACCATACTCTCGAACATCCGGCGAGCCCAGCGTTGATCTGAGCGCCGCCGCTTCGCCAGGTAGCGCCTGCGCTTGTTCATAGCGTCCTCGCGGCCATCGCCCAGCAGTAGGCGCCGAAGTCCATCGCGCGCCGGCGCTCAAGCTCCTCGCGCACGCAGCGCAGCGTCGACTCGTTCAGCCAGTAGGCCGGCCCGAGCTCGCGCCGCAGTCCCTTGCCGATGTGCCGCCACTCGAGCACGCGGCCGGTGTCGAGCAGCTCGTAGTCGACGCGGCCAAACGTGCAGCGCGCGACGACGTTGCGGCCCGCTAGCGCGTCCTGTAGGCTCACGGTTCCACCGTCGCCGCGTCGCCTGAGCCCTCGCCGTTGCTCTCGATCTGCGCGACGATGTCGAGCAGCCGCGTCTCGCACATCGCAGCTAGGGCGAAGGCACTCGCCCGCAGCGCGCTGACTTCCGCGTGCGTCATGGTGTCGAGCTCGGCGCGAGCGGCTGAGAGGATAGACGCCCGATCGTTGTTGCTGACTTCAGCGTGAACAGCGACCATGAAATCGAGCGCCCGAGCGATCCGCGGAATCAGTGCGTTAGTCATCGTCTGCTCTCCTTGAAGATGTTCCGGGCGAGAGCATACACGACGATAGAGTTGTTGTCAACAAGTCAGCCGACAAGGTCCGCGTCGACGTCCGCCGGCCCGTCTTCCTCGAGCTCCTCCTCGAGCCCCAGGCCGTCCATCTATCCGAGCTTCGCGCGAACGATGCAGTCCTTCGCCTCGAGCAGCTTCCGCAGGCCGGCCGTCCGCTCCGCGCTGCTCTCCGTGCCGTTGACGATGTCGCACGCCAGGCGCGCGAAGCCGGCGCTCGTCTCCTGCAGCGCCGGCGGCAGGTGTTTGAAGGCGAAATATTTCAGCATGCGCTCGCCGCTCAGCTGAGTCGTCGCGTCGAGCTGTTCGATCGTGTCCTGCAGATCCATGTGCTGCTCCTATCGAGATTCGAGTGTCCGCTCGGTGACCTTGACGCCAGGCGCCAGGGTCCAGAAGTCTGAATCATTGACGATCAGGCCATCGCGCTGCATCAGTTTCAGCGCCTTGCTCAGATCGCCGGTGTTGACCGCCGGCCCGGTGCGCTCCATCTGCTTCCGGATGTCCGCCGCGCGTCGAGGCTCGGCCAGGTAGCCGGCCGCGGCGACCGTGGCGATGCGTCCGCGCAGGCTCGAGCCATCGAGCTCGACGACGTTGCGCTCGACCTCGACGACAATCTCCGGCCGCGTGGTCAGCAGATGCAGCAGCGTCGGATCGATCGCGCACTCCTCGATCAGCCGGCCCTTGAACTGCTGATAGAGCGCCTCGAGCTCGGGCAGCTCGAACGGCTTCAGATGGCCGCCGGTGTTGTCCGTGCCCTCGACCAGCGCGCGGTCCATCGTCAGCGCCTTGCCGTTCGCCTTCTGCTCGCCGAGCTCGAGCATCTTGCCGGCGCGCCGGCCGCCGGCGATGACCTGCCGGTCCTCTTGAACCATCAGGCTCCGGATCGTCTCGATCAGTTTTTCAGCTTCGTCTTTCGTCATACCCTCACCATTGAATCTCGTCCGCCGTCAACATCGGCAGCGAGCACGCGATCGCCGGCGGCCGGATGACCGTCTCGATCGCTGGAATCGCCTCGAGCTGCTCGGCGCGCACGATGCGCGTCGGCGTGATGATGGACGACCGCCGCGCCTTGATCGACCGGATCGGCGCCGCCTGCAGCGTGGCGCGCCGGCACCAGCCCGCGAGCTCGACGCCCTGGCGTTCGCCGTAGCGCGCGACGACATACAGGTCCGCGCGCAGCGCGTTGCTCGCCGGCACGAAGAAATCGGTGTAGCCGACCTGCCCGGTCTTCACGTCGACCGTCCCGCCTGGCGTGATGAAGTCGATGCCCTTGTCGCCCAGGGGCTCGTCCTTGAACCGCACCGGCAGATCGAACCGTCGCGCGAAGGCGAGCTCGCCCAGGATGCCGAACCAATCGGTATCGTTCCGCAGTAGCAGCGTCGAGCCTGGCTTCCGCCCTTGCGTCTGCCGCTGCTCGGCGACCTGGCGCGCTCGCGCGATCGCGTGCCGCGCGCAGTAGCACACGATGCCGGCGAGCTCGAGCGCCTGGACGACGCCCGCCTCGTCGCACCAGGCGCAGCGTGTCATGCCGTCGCCGCCTGCTCCGCCCATAGGCGCGCATCGTTGCCGAAGACGTCCCAGCCCTTGACCTTCTCGCGCCCGAACAGCTCGAGGTAAGGGCCGTCATACATGCGCTCGATGATCTTGCGAAACGTCTCCGGCTTCGCCGAGTGCTCGCCGCGCTGCCGCTCGGTGACGACGCTGTCCTGCATCGGAGTGGGGCGATCGGGTGTGCAGCTTCCCCGCGTGGCGATGATCAGGAGCTCGTGCCGCACCGACACGTAGCTGCCGACGTGATGGTCGACCTTGTCCCACACGATTTGCGTCTTCGGCGTGAAGCCCCAGGCGTGAATGAGCTCGCGCGGTCCAGGGTTCTCGAGGAGCATCGGCGCCGTCGTCCAGAAGAACAGCACGCTATTCGGGTAGCTATGCGCCTTGACCGGCAGCTCCATGCCAGCCTCCACCGTCATGCCGGCGTAGTTGGCTTGTGCGCCGGCTGGCGTCTGCTGCGAATAGAGCCAGGGGAAATCTGCGTAGATGACGCGATACTTCCCTTCGAGCCGCGCCTGGCCTTCGATGACGCGCGTCCGCTTCGCCGCTCGGATGTTCAGCCGGAGCTCGCGCCGGTCCCAGCCCTCCGATGCCGCGCGATCGAGCCACTCGCTTTGCTCGCGCGGGTTCATGCCGGCGACGACCTCGTGCAGCCCGAACTCGACATCGTCCCGCCGGCGGGATTCTTCGATGCCGCCGACCGCTCGGATGTTTTTGATCCGCTTCTCGCTCAGGCCGGTGATGTGCGCGACCTGGTCGATGCGCTCCTGCCAGTCCTCGCGCGTCTCGCCGTAGCGCAGCCAGTCGGCGAGCCAGAAGCCCGAAGCGCGATGTGCCCCCTTGATGAAGACGCCGACCCGCTCGTGCTCCTCGATCGTCGGCTTGCCTTTGATCTTGAGCCCGGTCGCTGTCAGCGTGTAGTTGCCGAGCACCATAGGCTCGACCTCGGACGGGATACGGGACACACCGCGCTTCACCATCGATCTACTCCTCGCCCGCCGCTTCGCCGTCGCCGCTGTCGCCGGCGTCCGGCGCTTCGTTGTTGTCGCCGGCATCGTCGCTGCCCGAGCTCGAGCTGCTGCCCTCGTCCTTCAGCACGCGGACGCGGACCTTCTCGTCGCCAGGCACGAGCACGATCTCGACGCCGGCGTGCTTGTAGACGCTCTTGCCGTATTGGTGCATCAGCTTCCGCGCAACCTGCAGATGCCCCTTCTCCTCCGTCCGGAGCTCGTTCATGTTGTCGCGGCAGTCGCCGATCGCGCTGGCGATTTTGTCGAGCGGGCCGATGCGCGCGTCCTCGATCAGCGCCGCCTGCCGCGGCTGCCGCGTCCGCGGTTTGCGCGCCGCCTTCGCGCCGCCGGCGCCCTTGCGCGGCGCGTTGTGCCGGTTCTTGCTGGCCGGCTTGTCCTTCTTCTTACCCTTCGGTCGCTTTGCCATCTCTGCCTCCGTTTCCGAGTTACCGCTTGCTCGCCGCGAGCCGGCGCCCATACTCCGCCAAGAGCAGCCCATCGCGTTCTGCCACTTCACCGGAACGACGAGCAGCACCGGGATGCGCGCCGCGGCCAGGACGCCCTCGAGCCGGCCGTAGCCTCGCATGAACGTGCCAGCCGAGACGACTCCCATCTGCGGCGACGTCCAGACCTGCTCGAGCATCGCCGTCGCCGGCCCGTTGACTGACCGCAGCGCCAGGATGTGACCGACCGCGTCGACGAGCCCGAAGGTGTCAGCCGGCATCTTGAAGAAGTCGAGCACGTCGCCGGCGTCGTCCAGCGCCGCGATGCCGCCGCCTTTGCCGGGGTCGATGCCGATGTAGATCATGCGGGCCTCGTATTCTTACTAACAAGTTGCGAAAGGTCAACGGTTTCGGCGCGCCTGGTTGATAAATGACACCTGGCGCGCTTTCTTGACTTCCGGCGCCTCGACGGGCTCCGCCGGCGGGGGGCCGTCGTAGTCGCTGAATCGGGTGATGTCCCGCTGCAGCAGCAGGTTGATGGTCCCGGTCGGGCCGTTGCGCGCCTTCTCGACGATGAACTGCGTGAGCCCCTCCTCCTTGTGGTTCTTCCGGTGCAGGAAGCCGACGACGTCCGCATCCTGT